GGCAATGGCTAAAGCCATGGCCGCAATTGCCGCCGCTATAAATTGCACCGCCAATTTTTTAAGACCCGAAAGCATTGACTGAAGAAAGTTTCCAAATCTTGTTTCGCCTTCTTCAAGTTTATCGAATGCCTCTTCAATAGATGCGGCAAAAACATTGCTCATGACTTGACCCGCTTGCACCGCCATCGCGGTGAAGTTGACCATCTCTTGGCGCACCGCTCGAAGTGCTGGGATAAGTTCAATCGTAAATTTGTCGGCAAATGGTTTGACCGGTAAATTCATCAACGTTTCGTTGAACGTTTCGCCTTCGCCAGTTACGCCCGATAAAGATTTGGCAAGATCATCAACGCTTTTTCCTATATCAACAACAGATTTGTTTGCTTCGTCAAGTTGTGTTTTGTTGACCGCTAGCATTTGATTGCTAAGGTCCATTGATTGAACCAACTCCGCTTGTTCGGGTGTTAATGAACGAAGTGATTGTTTGTAGTTTTCAATGTCTTTGTCGCTTAAAACACGCCCAAAAAGGCCTTGTGATTTGGTTGCAAGTTCATCCGACACTTTCATCGATGAATTGAACAACTTTTGTGCTTCAACCGCTTTCCGTACGGATTCGGTCATTTCATCTTGAACGGCAATCATGGCGATTTTCTTCGCCATCTCTTTGTTCATATCCTTTTGAGCGGTGGTAATATCTTCAACGCTGGATTTCTCACTAATAAGATTTGGCAATAAGTCTTTGTACTCGGTGTTTAATTTTCTAATCAAACGACCGCGTTGTTCGTTGGAAATGTTTTGACTTTTAATAGTGTCAATCAAGTTGTTTGCTTGATTCAAACGAACTTCGTTTTGCGCAATCTCTTCTTTTGCGGAATCCGTTAGTCCCTTTTCTATTTTAGCGGATTCCTTTTTACGTCTATTGACCAAGAACAAAGCCGCTCCTAATGCTGCTAATGCCGTGACGACGATTCCAATAGGGTTTGCTTTTAACGCTAAATTATATGCTCGTTGTAAAATAGTAGCCATCTTTGTGATGGTGTTTGATTTTACCATTGCAAAGCGTAAAAATTTGAAATTTCTAATCACACCCCCAGTGATAAACATCAAGGGGCCAATTGCCGCAACAAGGCCCGCAAACACAACTATCGTTGTCTTTGTTTCTTTTGATGTTTTATTCAACCACCCGGCAAATTTAGCGATCGCCTCAATAATCGGCACAAAGGCCACGGCTATAATCTCACCAATTGAAATCCCTAGTCCCTCGATTGCGGATTCCATGCGCTTAGATGCACCAAGCGCATTGTTCCCCATTTCATCCGCTAACTCTGCGGCGGCACCGGCGGAATTTTTAAACGATTCTGTCAACGGCGCTATTTGATCAACACCGCCCGCTAATACAAGCAACGCGGATTGTGCCGAACGACCAACTTCATCTTTCGCATCCGCAAGGTCCAGCCCCTTAGATGCTAAATCTTTCAATGCTTCACCGGTTGTTTTTCCGGTTGCCCCAATTTCCGAGATAATACGACGCAATGCGGTCCCCGCTTGTGAACCTTTGATCCCGGCGTTGGCTAACACCGCAAGCATTGCGGACGTTTCTTGAACGGACATTCCCGCGGCTTTCGCAACCGGTGCCACGAATTTCATTGATTCCGCAAATGTTTCCATATCCATTGCGGATGATGTAAACGATTTCGCCATCACATCGGTAAGCATTCCAGTCTGTGACGCATCTAATCCAAACGCCCGCAATGTAGATCCAGCAACTTCCGCGGCACGTGCTAAGTCGCTTCCAGATGCTTGCGCAAGGTTCAACGTTGCTTGTGTTACCTTGGTAATTTCCGATGCCGTGAATCCTAATTTTGCGAACTCAGTTTGTAGCCCAGCAACCTCACGCGCGGTGAACATCGTTGACGCCCCTAATGATTTGGCGTTGTCGGACAACATCTTGAACTCTTCAGCGGTCGCACCCGAAACGGCCTTGACCTTCGACATCTCTGCTTCGAAACTTTTGAACACGCTGAATGATATCGCACCCAATGCGACAATTGGGGCCGTCAATTTCATTGACAAGTTTTTCCCCGTTTGTTGCATTTGGCGACCGAACTTGTCCATTGATCGGCCGGCCTTGTTTAGTCCCTTTTGAAAAGGTGAGATATTTGCCGAGAGTCTGAAATTAAGACTGCTTAAATTTGCCATTCTTTTGCTTTGCGCGTTCTTTTCGTTCGTTTATCTCGGCTAATATTTCGCCGCGTGTCCACACCTTGTGTTGCTTTTTCTCTTGCGATTCCCATGGAAACACAATCAAATCTTTTGCCTTGATGCTTTTCTTTGTGTGTGGATTAAGCAACAATGTCGTTTGCCATCTTATCCTTTCCCACTCCGTTTGTTCCTTTCTGTTTTCCAACTCATTCCACCCGATGACCATATTGGTCCACTCACGTGGTAATAAATTATAAAACGATTCCGGCATCAATCCAATTTGGCCGAAGGCGAACGCTTCTAAGTCATCCCATGTGGATTCCTTTTTGTTCGTTTGACCGCTTCGGCCTAAGTCTTTTTTTCCGCGTCGGTCGTAAATTGTTTTTCAAATATTGCAAAAGACTTTTCTAAAATGGTTTCGTCTTCATCAATCCAGTCCGCAATGTCCGCAACTTCATATCTAAACGGTGACTTGTCTTTCCTTGCGCCATCTTTAAAACCGCAATACATTAAAGTGATCGCGTGGTCCAAGGTCATATCTTCACCAAGTTTTTCAAGTTGCGCCAATGTTGTTCCCGTCATTCTTGAGAACTCACGCAACGCATTAAATCCAAATCTTATTGGATGTTTGCGATCTGCAATTTCAATAATTTGTGTCATGTTGTTGTTTTGTTTTGTTGTTGTTTGTTTTGTTTTGTTTGTTGTTGTTTGTTGTGATGTTTAATAAAGGGACCGCCCAGTGGACGATCCCTATTTACTTACTAGGCAACCGCCGCTTGAGTTAGAACACCCGTTCCAGTAAAGCCAAAAGAGAACGTCACATTTTCTTCTGTTCCCGCTTCTTGCTCGTAGCTTGTGATGTATGCGTCACCCGTGTAATCGATTTCCGCAGTTGTAGACGAACCAAACTTGATCTTCACCAATGTGCGGTTTGATAACAAAGTGAACAAATCATCCGGAGTATCGAAATCACCAGCGATTGAATAAGTCACTAATCCGTCGCCGCTAAGACTCCACGATTTTAGACCTTCAAGATTCTCTTGCCATCCGGCTGAATCTTTGGTTGTTGTGTCACGTGTTTCCATTGAAACACTAAGTGATGCGGAATTTGCACGACCTATGATGTCGAAACTTGTCCCAGCGTCTTCTGAAATTTGAATCACAACATCGGTTGCATTCATAATACTTGTTGAGGCCATTTTTTTACTTTTTTAATTTTTATAAATTTATAAATCAATCACGCGAAACTCTGAATTTCAAATCACATTGTGATCCGAAAGTTCGTTCGTCATCGCTGAACAAATCGCGCTGCCCTTCGAACATACACGATTGCAATTTCACGCCTTGAATAGTTCCTTTGATTCTCACGAATGCACTACGAACATATTCAACCGCGTCTTGTGTGTCCGAGTATTTCGTTGAAACCAACGTGATCCGGACATCTATTTCATCAATATTGGAATCGCTTTCCTTCGTCATACTTGTGGAAATATTCACCACCTCATACACCGCGAATGGCGTCGCTTTTGTTTGCGCTGAAACAACTGGAAACACACGCCCGCCAAACAATGTATTCAAATCTGAATCATTATCGAACTTGTATTTTATTACCTTCCCAATCATATTCGTGCGGCCTTTACTTGTTTATTTAAAAATGAACGCATCAATCTTTTGAATGTGTTTCCAACGCCGCTCATTTCCTTTTTTCTTGCACGTGTTGCAAAACCTTTGTTCGCACCGTTGTATGTTCCATTGTTTAAATAACCATACTCTAAAAAGTGAGCAAACCACCCACCCTTTTCCGGGTCCGAAAATGAACCTTTAACACGTGGACCAACTGACAAAGATGCAAACGTTGCGCCCTTCCTAATCTTTGTGGTGATAACCCCCATTGATTTGGCCAATTGCCCTTTTGATATTTGTGCATATATTCCGCCGTTTCTGTACACCTTGAACGATCCACTTGCTAAATCCGTGATTTCGTTTTTGTAAGCCTCGACCATTGG